AAATGCCAGAAGAGCAACCAGTTGATTTAGATTGGCATAAGGAGTAATCATGGCAGAACAAGGTACAGCAGCACGACTTATTGAAGTTGCTAAAGGTGAATTAGGAACAATTGAAGGTCCAAAAGATAACGAAACAAAGTATGGTGCATTTACAAAGGCTAATTTTCAGCCATGGTGTGGTTCTTTTGTTATGTGGTGTGCAAATGAGGCAGGTGTAAAAGTTCCAAATACTGTTTATACTCCAGGCGGTGCACAAGCATTTAAGAAAGCAGGCGCATGGATTGATGGAGATGTAGCAGATCCAGAACCAGGTGATATTGCTTATTTTGATTTTCCATCAGATGGAGTAGATAGAATCTCACATGTTGGTATTGTTATTGCAGATAACGAAGATGGGACTGTTTGGTGCATTGAAGGAAATACTAGCCCAGATAAAAAGGGTAGCCAAAGAAATGGTGGACAAGTATCCAAAAAACTTCGTGCATTTAAAAAGAATAAGGCTGGAGAAATGATTTCTATTGTAGGGTTTGGTCGTCCAAAATTTGGTGGATCAGCAAAGCCTGCAGCAAAATCTTCTGCTCCAGTATCAAATAAAACTACTAAACCAAAAACTTGTCCAGCATGCGGACAAGAAGTCAATAAGTAATTGACAAAACATTTTTTTATTGATATACTGATATAAACGATCAGAAAGGCTACCATGACTTGTATAGCAGTTGTGCGTGATAAAATAAATAATAAACTATGGATGGCAGGAGATCGTGGTGTCTCTGATGATAATGTAATTAATGTTTCATCAAGCCCTAAGATTTGGAAAAAAGAAGGTTACTTATTCGGGTATGCTGGATCTATGGATGGTGATAGAATAAAACATTTATTTGTTCCGCCAGAGTATGAAGGTCGTGGCAGTATTGATAAATTTATGTATAGTAAATTTCTTAAAGCCCTTAGAACATTTTATGAAAATTGGTGGGTAGATACATCAAATGGTTCTGATTTTGGTATGATCATTTGTGTGCGTGGAAAAATATATGAGCACAATGCTGCGGATATGTCATTAACACAATATGAACAAGATTATCTTGCCATGGGGTCTGGGGGTGATCTTGCATTAGGGTCATTGTATTCAACACAAAAACAAAAGGATGCAAGAAAAAGAGCGGTACTTGCAGTAAATGCTGCCATTAATCACTCTATGTCTTGTAAAGGTCCTATTGACATTCTAAGTGTTTAAGAGTATACTAAATATATGAATCATATGGGTATGGAAGACTTGTCTCCAGAGGAGCAGGAGTTTGGTATTTGGTTAACTAATGGCATCGAAAGAGGCTGGATTAGTGACCCTTATTGTCACACACATGACGGTGGCTATCAATATATGAGTGAAGAAGAAATAGAAGAATGGGAAGCAGGAGGCGACCCATGCGAACATGTAGTAAGAATATTCATCTAACAGAAAGGTAACACAATGAAAAAATTATTAGTAACAATCCTAACAGCATTAACTATTTTTGCACCTATGCAAATTGCAAAGGCAGCAGATGAAAGAGTCGTAGCAATTATTGATTCTGCAATTGATTCAAGCAAATTTACTTCAATTATTTATGAGGCATGTTTTACAGAAAATAAATCTTGTCCAAATAAAACTAATTTTATGGAAGGCAAAGGATCTGCTAATTCTCCAGTTTGGCCAACATCTATGTTGAGTGGTGTCTATCATGGACAATCAATGGTTCAAACTTCAATTAATACAAATTCTAATATTAAAATTGTTTTTGTTAGAATTGCAGATATTTTTCCAGACGGAAGTTCGATAAATTCTGGAAATAGTATGGCAAATGCTATTAAGTGGGTAAATGAGAATGCAATAAAATATAGTATTGATGCTATTTCAATTAGTCAATCAAGAGTTAATTTTGCTGATGGAACATGTCCAATAGATCTAACAATTTCTAATGCAGTTAAATCATTAAATGATAAAAATATTCCAACATTTGCTGCAACTGGAAATGATAAACTTACAACTAAGGTCGGATTTCCTTCATGCTTAGATGGAGTTATTGGTGTTGGTGCTCTTACTGCTAAAGGCGATGCATTTGCTGCTGCAACAAACAGAGGGCCTGGACTTGATGTGGTAGCCATTGGAGATATGAGTATTATTAGGTACAATGGAACCACTGCTACAGTTTCTGGTACTTCAGTTGCCAATGCTGTAGCAGCAACAAAGTATGTTGGTCAAACAAATACGTTTTCTCAATTTATTTCTGGGCTAACTAAGTTTCTAACATATCCATTTATTAAGTAATTCAAAGTCCTGGGCATGACTAAAACTGCCCAATGAATGCTATAATTGTATATATTCCAAAAGGAGGAATAAAAATGGAATCAATTAAAAGAATTTCTTTAAAGGCAACCTGCTATACGATATATCATGTAACCATTGCTACTTTAATTTTTTCTACTGTAATATATTTTATTACTGGGAAATGGGAGTACGAATATTTTGAAAAAATAGGGATGGGTCTTTTTGGATACATTATTTGGGAAATTTTTGGGTACTCTCTTTTTGAAATAATGTGGTCTAAGTTTAGAAAGAAGGTAAACTAATGCGTATTAAGATTATTAGATTTGTTGCTAAAGTGTTGGGTTATGAGTTAAGTTCTGCACCACGTGGAATACCTGTTTGGCAACTACGAAAGAAAAAGTAGTATGCCAGCATATGAATATGATTGCATGCCTTGCGGTTTGCGTTATACCAAGGTTAGAGGTATGTCAGAGGATGATCCAGGGTATTTATGTGATACTTGCCAAAAGCCTTTGGTACGTGTATACTCTAGTATAGGAGTTACATTCAATGGCTCTGGATTCTATAAAACTGATAATAGAAAGGTATAATATGTTTACCATGTTAAAGTCTGAAGAAGAAAAAGTTTGGCTTTTAGATGCTACAGATAGATGTGATCGTTGTGGTGCACAAGCATACGTAAAGATTTTTGGTAAAAATGGATTTGATTTATTATTTTGTGCACATCATTATAATAAGGCTATGGATAATGCCGTTGGATATGATAATATGATGAAATTTATGGTTAGTGTAGTTGATGAAAGAGAAAGACTTATTGAAAATAAACTCACGGGGAGTGAAAACTAATGTATGAATATAGAGTAAAAAAGATTACTAATGTTGTAGACGGTGACACAATTGATGTAGACATTGATCTTGGATTTGATGTATCATTTTCTCAACGGGTACGTCTTGCTGGTATAGATACACCAGAATCAAGAACATCTGATAAGTTTGAAAAAACATTGGGTCTTGAGGCTAAAGAATATCTTAAGAAGAAACTTAAAGATGCCAAAGATGTTGTTATTAAAACAGAAAAGCCAGACTCATCAGAAAAGTATGGTCGTATTCTTGGTTGGTTATATGTTGATGGAGATACAATCTCTGTTAATGATCATATGATAGAAGACGGGTATGCTTGGGGATACCTTGGCGATACTAAAGTAAAAGATTTTGCTGCACTTGCTGCACAAAGAAAAAAGTCTGGCAAGTAAATGGATGCTCGAACTAATGCTTTAGTAGAGCATTTAGTTTTACAAGGTGGTCTTGAAATTGCTGATATTGATCTTGAAAGCGGAGAAACTTATTACAGTATTACAGATAAGTTAAAAGAACTTGCTCCAGAAATTTATCAAGAACTTGAAGATCAGTTTAAACACCATCTATTTATTTTAAATAAACGTGGTCCTAAATCAATGACGTGGAGAATAAGGGGTTAATATGGAAATCGAGGATTTAATTTTAAGTGGTGCTGTTGAACCAGCAGGGCTAGATCCAGAAACTGGAGAAATGTTATATACATTTACTAATAAGTTAGAAGAAGTTAGTCCCATGCTACACAGAGAGGTAGCAAATATGTTTGACTATCATATGATGCAATTATGGGAAGTTGGTATGGTAAATATGAATGTAATGGATAAAAATCCAATTGTTACCTTGACACCAAAAGCCTTTGATGAGGAATCAATAAAGTCATTAGATAAAGATCTTTCTTTTATTTTAAAAGAAATTAAGCGGGGCCTTGTAACAGAGTAGTATAATTGTCTTGGTGATAATATGAAATACTACATAGGCTTTGGTTTTGCTTTTATTTTAATATATATCGTTGCCATGTTACAGTCAAGATATAATATTTTAAATGAACCTAAGATAAAAACGGGCATGCGTCAAAGTGAAATTTATTTGCTTTTACTTTCAATGGAAAAATTTCCAAAAATTAAAAACAAAGTAAAAAAACAAAGGCAGTCAACAGTGCATGATGCAAGGACTAACATAAAGGTAATAATTATGGATAACCAAGCGTACTGGATTAAAGATAATGTCTTCTATACCGCAGATATGGAAGGGGACAATGTTGACAAAGATACCACAAGGAAAGTTGACACAATGACTATGAATAAGGTACAATTAGATAAAATGATGTTTATAATCGATAGATTACGAGAAGGGAACTTAAATGATCGTGGGGGTACAGGGAACTAGTAGTTTTGAAGACTACCAGGTTTTCCTCCGTGCTATGGGCGTAGCCCTGTCAAGCATGCCAGAAAACGATGAGTATTTTTATATTTATACTGCAGGACCTGCAAAAGTAAATTCAATGGTTATGGAGTTTACTAATGTGTCAGAAAAAGGTATGAAGTCCCGTGGCAAAAAAATAAAAATGTATAAGGTTGCACCGTCATGGCTTGCGGATAATTTTTCAGAAATTAATTATTTTGTTTATCTTTCTAAGCCAAACGAAAATAATTCAAAGTTAGTTGCACAAGCACAATTAAATAATGTTGAAGTCGGAATATTTAAATACTAGGAGAATAATGATTATAGAAACATTAGAACAAATGGAATTAATAGTGTCTAAAAGTAAAGAACTGTTTTGGGATGGCTGGACTGTTGTAAGCAGATATAAGTCTGACAAAGCAAAAACTTCTAAGCATGGGGTTTACTATAAAGGAAATTGGTACATGGCTAGAAGGTTTGAACCAAACAGGAATGGCTGGGATATTCCAGAAAGGTTTATAGTAGGACATGCACAAACTTAAATGGAAAGATAATGCATCTTGTTTTGAATATGATACAAATTTATTTTTTGAAAAATATGAAGAAGAAACAGCATTAAGACCTGCTATAGATCTTCTTTGTTTAAACTGTTCTGTTGCCAAAACATGTTTTGCTGTTGGTGTTTCCACTAAAGAGTGGGGTGTTTGGGGTGGAATATATTTAGAGAGTGGAGAAATATCTAAAGAATTTAATAACCACAAAACTTCAACAGAATGGTCAAATATTTGGCAAAATTTAACTTTGGATAAAAATGAACAATAAAGAATATCTTGAATTTTTGAGACAAAGAAATAAAAAACTTATGTCTCAATGTTTTTATTGTAATGCATTTGCAATTACAATAAGGGCAGATGGATATTCTATTCATCCAGTTTGTAAAAATCATATGGATGATCGAGATCTTGAAGAAGTAGAAAATAAAATAAATGAGATGTTTGAAAATCAAAAGGATTTTGAATAATGTATACACCACAAATGGCTAATGCATTTAAATCTGTTGCACATTTTTGCCCTGATGGTTTTGTTTTAGATGTAGTTGATAATGAACATTTTATTACATTAAGGGCAAGCGAACCAAATTTTATGAGATTAACTGGGGAAGATAAAATTCGTGCTGCAGAATATATGATCCGTGCCAAAAAAGCACTTGAGGATAATGGCGCAATAGTTTTGCTTGTCAGAGAGGGTGGCGTATGAAAAAGAAAATTATAATGCTTTTACTAAGTTTATTAGCAATATTTACAATAATTTTATTTTGGATAAAGCAATTGACAAATATAGGAAATTTTGATATATTTGGAGATATAGATGAAGAAGAGGATTGGAACTAATGCAAACATTTTTACCGTCAGCAAATGCTACACTTACTGCTAGTTGGCTTGATAGCAAACGCTTAAATAAACAAATTCTTGAATGTTATCAAATTCTTAATGTTTTGTCTGGCAAGTCACCTACTGGTGGTTGGCGCAATCATCCTGCTGTCCTTATGTGGAAGGGTTATGAGCGTGGTCTATGGCAATATGTACAGGCAATGATTCATGAGGCTCGTGGGCGAGGTATTCGTACAGAAAACAACGAAGCCAATCTTAATAGATTAAAAGATCAGTGCTGGGACATATGGGGAGATAATAAACCTTCGTTTTGGTCAGACACCAATAAACTTATGCGTATAGTAACTACACATAAGGCTAGTTTGTTTGATAAAGATCCTATGTTTTATGCCAAGTTTGGCTACGCAAAGCACAGTATTTATAATAATCCATGCTGCTCTACCTGCAAATATTATTGGGTAACTCATGAAGATAGGAAATAATATATGATTGATTTATTTACATTTATAGTTTTTGGAATACTATTTATTTTATTTATTACAATTAATTTAAGGTTAAGAAATAAAAATTTAGAACTTTTGTTAAGATTAAATGAGGCTATAGTAATTGCTGAAATTTCACAAAAGAAATTTAATAAAGATAATGCCGTAGACCAAGAACACCTTTTGTCTTTTTTAAACGAAACAAGGGATACCGCCTATAGATATATCGAAGATGTTCATGATGCATTAATAGAATATAGAAATGAAATTGCTTTTGACTTAGAAAATCCTAATGATTTGTCTATTTTAAGATTTAGATCTGCTTTTGATAAACTGCAAAAAATCTATCCAGAAGATAGTGATAGAATATAAATATGATATTTTATTACTTCGGTGGTGTTTTTAATGATAAAACTGTTCTAGAGCATGCATCTAGTTTAGAGAAGCATCATTTTTCTGGAGTAATGTATACATATGATCCAACTCAAGGAGATATGTTTGTAAGAGTTGCTAGAGAAATAAACAATGAAGAAAAAATTAAATATTTGGTTGCAATTAGACCATATACTATTTCACCACAATATCTTTATGCAATTACAAAATCAATTAATCAAATGTCAGCAAATAGACTTCAAATAAATATTGTATCTGGCTATATTAAAGATCATGAAAAAAATATAGGTGGCATAGTTGGAGAAGTAAATGATTTGTCAAGTTCCGTTGATAGATCAAACTATACTATTAGTTTTATTAAAGAATTAAATGAAATGTCAAAAAAAATTAATAATAGTAAAGATGCAAATGGTGATCAATTAGAAAATACTTTAGATTTTTATGTCTCTACAACAAATAGTTACGTTTTTGATATAATAAAAGAATATAATAATAAAATTATATTTCCATATAATATATATAAACGTGGATTTTTTTCTGATCAATATAAAGATCCTTCATCAATGATTGATTTTGATATAAAAAATATAGATGTAATGTTAACAATGACACCAATCATTAGAGAAACAGAAGAAGAACTTTTATCTTTAAAAGATTATGCAGTGAGACCAATTTGGAAAAAAGGAGAGGCATCACAAATAGTTGATGATGTTGAATATTTTACTCCTGAAAGTTTTGATGAATTCATTACAATGCTTGAAGATAATGGAATAAATCATTTACTTATTAATGCAGTGCCAAGAGAAGAATTTGAAGTGATAATTCCATTTATTAAACAATATGTAGAATCAAAAGGTTTAAAATGATTAATGCAAGAGGTATTCCAACATGTGTTTGTCCTGAATGTGGGTTTGATCTACTAAAGGTCAGTGTAAAAATTGATCCAGTAGATTATGAATTAGGAATGTATATGTTGGATGGTGAGTGTGCTAAATGTGGAACATTAATAACAGTAGCAACACCACTTGATCATCCAAATAACAAAAAGGAAGAAAAATGAAAGATATTATTTTTTCAACTCTGACTGGTTTTGGCTGCGGAGTTATATTTGCAGCGTTTAAATTACCAGTTCCAGCACCACCAGTATTTGCTGGCGTTGCTGGTATAATTGGTTTATGGCTCGGTTTCGATGTCATAACAAGGTTAATATCCTAGGAGGAATAACATGAATAAACAAACAAAGGCAATGCTTGCATCATACGGACGCTCTGTTCTTGGTGCTGCAATCGCATTATATATGTCTGGCGTTACAGATCTTAAAACACTTGCATACTCACTTGTTGCAGCAGTTGCACCAGTGGCATTGAGAGCATTTAATCCAAACGATCCAGCATTCGGTAAGATGCCAGCAGTTACTGCTTTGACAGATGCACTTGCTAAACTTGAAGTAAAGTCTCCTGCAAAGAAGGCTCCTGCAAAGAAGGCTCCTGCAAAGAAATCTGGCGGTAGCGGTAAGCCAGCAAATATGGCATAAGTTAATTAAATAAAATTTGGAGATGTTATTAATTTGACATCTCCATTTTTTATGCTATAATATAAAAGTACCTGCCCAAAGGGGGGTATATATTGAACTCGCTTAACAAGGAGGAAACATGGTAAGTTCATTTGCATTGGATCTTTTTAAGGATCCATTTTTTATTGGTTTCAACAGAGAGTTGGACCGTTTTTCTAATATCCATCGTGAGGCAACTCGTCAATCTTATCCACCATATGATGTGGTAAAACTTGATGAGGACACTTACAAGTTATCTTTGGCCATTGCTGGTTTCAGCAAGGACGAAGTTGAGGTTTCTGTAAATAATGGAAGTTTAATTATCAAGGGTGAGAAAACCGAAGAAGAGAACAGTAATGTTCTACATAAGGGTATCGCAACTCGCAAATTCACACGCACCTTTGCTCTTGGAGAGTATATGGAGGTAGATCGTGCTGAAATGGCAGACGGTATTCTTAGCGTCTTTGTGGAAAGAAACATCCCAGAAGAAAAAAAGCCAAAAACAATCAAAATAAAGTAATATAATAATAAAGTCGGGGGAGACAGCGACTTAAAATAACTGGGATAGTCCTGAGCATGACTGTAAAAAACTGCTCTTTTTTATGCTATAATTATGGGATGTTAGAGTTAATCAGCCTACTCAAGGTATTGTTAGCAGATAATATTACCCTTAAACTCAAGGCTCACGGATATCACTGGAATGTAGAAGGCGATGACTTTCCTCAGTTCCACGATTTTTTCGGGGACATATATGCAGACTATGAATCAGCAACAGACACATATGCAGAATGGCTTCGTAAATTAGATACATATGCACCTTTTAAATTATCTCGTTTTATAGAACTTAATGAAGTTGGAGAACCAGAAGTAACATCTGATCCAATGATGATGTCAGCAGATTTATTAATGGCTAATGATATGGTTTTGGCTAAACTTATGAACGCAGTTGAACTTGCTACAGCAAATAGACAGCATGCTCTTGCTAATTTCTTTGCAGAGCGTATGGATCAACACCAAAGATGGCACTGGATGCTTTCTGCATCACTGAAGGAAACTGGGAGCGACTAATGCCATATTCTGTAGGTGCTAAAGGTTCTCATGGGTGCTCTGGATATCCTGCTGTAAAAACAAGCACAGGAGAGGTTATGGGCTGTCATAAGACTAAGCAAGAGGCAGCAGCACAGATATACGCTATAAACCGCTCTGAGGGCAATATAGGCAAGTCTATGGTCAAAGAAGGGGATATGGTTATAGCGCCATACGAAGAAGGCGAAGTCCATATTGGTCGTGTAGTTCATGTAATGAACGAAGGAATGCTTGGAATGCCAGGATCAGAATATGCAATCGAAGCAACACCAACAGAACCTGCTGTATTAATTCAGTTATTTGAAGTTGAAGATGGAGGACTTCAAGAAACAGAATATTTTGTTGGACATAAAGCATCTGAAGTATTAGTTATGCCATCGTTAGAGGAAAATATTGGTATGGATAAAAATGAAGTTATTAAAGAAGATATTTCTGTAGTTGGTCAAGCATCAAATGATCCTTGTACTTATGATGGCTGCGGATGTCCTACATGTAAAGATATGAATGTTTGCTGTGATTTATGTCCAGTTTGTCAAGCAAATGAAATGAAGGGTGACTGCTGCTCAGATCTGAACAAACAGGCACCTTGTTGGGATGGCTATGTACAACGTGGAATGAAGCCAGGAGATAATGGTAAGCCTGTTCCTAATTGTGTTCCAGCAGAAAAGGCTGATGATCTTTGGGAAGACTCCGATGATGTTGTATACGAAACAGATTTAGTGTCAAAGGCTGATGGATACTCACCACCAGCAGGGGCACGATCTGCTGCTCGTAGAGCAATTAAGTTTAAGGAAGATGGAAAGGCTAACGGTGCAGGAACTGCAGTTGGCTGGACTCGTGCAGGGCAGTTAGCAAGAGGTGAATCATTATCTCTTAGTACTGTTAAGAGAATGTATTCATATTTCTCACGACATGAAGTAGATAAGAAAGGTAAAGATTGGGGAAATACAGCAAACCCTTCTAATGGATATATCATGTGGTTAGCCTGGGGTGGAGATGCTGGATACGCCTGGTCTCGAAGAATTGTAAATGCTGAAAAGGATAAGGCTTTGTTTGCTGATATGTTTAATTCAATAAGTAAGCAAACAAATACTAAGAGAGGTAATTGGAATGGCTGGGCATAAATCATCTGGGAAATACAAAACAAAACATCCTTTTAATCCAATTCAAATCAAAGATGGGATGATTGTTCGTCTTCGTAAAGATGGAACAGTCAAAGCAGTTCTTGGCAAATACGGCGAGTACGGTAAAAAAAACAAATCTAATTAGATAAATAATATTTAGTAAATAAATCCATTATTTCATTTACATATTTATCATAATCAAGATCAATAATTAAATTACCATCAATTAATTTATGTATTTTAATATCTTTGCCAATATTAAATAGTATACTTTTTAATTCATATTCTAATTCATTCATTTGAGCCTCCTGTAGGATTTGAACCTACGACATCTCGCTTACAAGGCGAGTACTCTACCCCTGAGTTAAGGAGGCAATCCACTATGCTACTACAACCTTAGCAATAGCATTGATTGTTGCAGCAATTCGTCCAATATCACGAAGTTGTTCGGTAGTATATCCTTCTTGCTTAAGTGTCTCATAATGAGCCTTTACACAAAAATGACATTTACCAATGATGGATGCAATTAAGGCATAAGATTCAAACTTAGCCTTAGTTGTGCCACCATGAGATGCAATAGCATTCATTCTAAGTTGTGCAGGTAATCCTTTAAGATTTGGATCATCTGCCATCTCAATATATGGATACCACACATTATTTTGTGCCATTAATGCTGCTGCGGTAAATGCTGCGTTTTTTTCAACCTCATCATCTACTCCAGCAGAAATCATTGCAACAATATCCTGATTACCTGTAGCCAACGCTGCTGCAAGTGCGAGGGTAGAGGCATAATCATAATCAACAGAACTTCTAGCAATAACTGCATCAAGATTTAATTTAATATCTTTAGCATATTCAGGAACTAATTCTTTCAGTTCGTCAACCCAAGTCATAGGGTTTCGCCACCAACAGTTCTGTTACATGCACAGAGTTCGCCAGTTTGAAGTGCGTCAAGAATGCGAAGAGTTTCTTCTGGACTGCGACCAACATTAAGATTATTTACTGTAACATGTTGAATCACATTTTCTGGATCAACAATAAATGTTGCACGAAGAGCAACACCATCTTTATTTAAGATACCAAGTTGGTTTGCAAGACCTGTATAACCTCTATCGTCTTCGGTCTCCCAATTCCAATCACGAATTTGATCTGCAAAAGACCAAGAATTTGTTTTCTTTAAATCTTCATGTGCATTACGCCATGCAATCTTACAGAATTCATTGTCTGTAGATCCTGTCATAAGAACTGCATCACGATCATTGAAATCATTAACTAACTTATCATATGCCACAATTTCTGTTGGGCACACAAAAGTAAAGTCTTTTGGATAAAATACAATCACTTTCCATTTTCCTGAAAAGGATTTTTCTGTTATTTCTACAAATGAATCATCTCCAGATAAAGCACCTGGTTTTACTCCAGTTACTGAAAATGGTTCTAATTTATAACCAATTGTTTTCATTAGTTACTCTTTCTACTAGTAGTTATTCCATTATACCAAATCGTAGCACTAACGGGAATCGAACCCGTCTTTCCGCCGTGAAAGGGCGATGTCCTAACCGATAGACGATAGTGCCAAAATATTAAACTTTTAAAGACCTCATATAAGTCCTATGCCTGTGACAATTAGCACATACAATTTCACATTTTAAAATTTCTTTTAATATTTGATTCATTGTACCATTTCTAACTAATTGATTAATTCCAGCCTTTTTAATTCCACGAACATGATCAAAGTCTAATTGATGAGGAGGATAGGATATGTTGCAATCAAGACATAAAGAATTATTTAATTTATAATTAAGTATATACAAATTTCTTTCATTTCTTTTATCTTTAGACCTTTTTAATGTTAAAGTTTTATTTCTTTCATACCATGCTTTTTTGGCAGCCTTTTCTTTTAAAGCATCTTTATAAGGCATAAAATATCCTATCTAATAAGGAGAAGGTAGGGTTGCAACTTGCTGCATATGTGTTTCCCTTTTCCCTGGCACACATACAGCACCTACCTTCTCTGCGATCCGTATGAGACTTGAACTCACGACCTCTACCGTGACAGGGTAGCGTTCTAACCAACTGAACTAACGGACCTTCGCTGGTCTGGCAGGTCTCGATCCTGCGACATCTCGATTAACAGTCGAGTGTTCTACCAACTGAACTACAGACCAATATTTAATTGTAGCACCTCTGATTGGATTTGAACCAACGACAAACGGATTAGAAGTCCGCTACTCTATCCACTGAGTTACAGAGGTAAAGTACCCCTGGTTGGATTCGAACCAACGCTTGCACGATTTTAAGTCGTGTGCCTCTACCACTGGGCTACAGGGGCGTAGAATATTTTGGAATTGAACCAAACTCTAAGATGCTTATAAGACACCTTCTGACCACCAGCCAGCCATATTCCAAAGTAGAGCAGGTAGGACTTGAACCTACGATAACCGAATTATGAGTTCGGGGCCTTGACCAACTTGGCTACTGCTCCTGAATATTTAATTATAGAACAGAATGGGGGTAGTTGTCAAGTGCCCAAACTATTTCTAAATTCTTCTATTTCGTTAAAAACTTCATGTTCAATAATATAATCAAGCACTGAATAATCTGAAGGATTTTCTATATCAATAAATCTAAAAAATATCATTTTAATAAATTCATTATCTTTAAATGTTTTATGTGGTCTCCAATGCGTGTACGCATTAGGATTAAAAACAAGTGCCGTATTGTCTTCAAGATTATATACTTTTAAATCTACCCCTATATCCCAAGATGTTGTTGATTCTAATTGATAATTGATAATAAGATCTGTATTATCATGATCCCAATGAACTGGTAAATTTGGTTTACCATATTTATTATTATACTCAACACAAACTACACTACTTAAATTTAATTTATTTTTACTAAAATTATCTGCAATATTTTGAACTTTATTAATTATTTCATTAGGAAGTTGCATTGGGTTATATTGTAACCTTCCCAAATCTTCATGAATAATATTATCATGCTGTAATAATGAATTTATTTTTAAAATTTCTTCATTAGAAAATACACCTGTTATTTTGTTAATGCTCATATGCCATTATCTTCCATATATTTTAATCTATCCTCATACCGTTTCCAATATGGAATGCCATCTTCGTCATAATCTGAGCCAAGTCGTCTTAATAATTCCACAGTATCTGAATTATTTAACATTTGATCAACTGCTTCTGAAACTTTCTGTTTAACTGGCGGTATAGAATATTTATCGTTCTTCGTAATATTATTAAGCAAATTCATTATTCTTAGGCAATCATCATGTCTCCACCATGTATAACAATATAACCTTTCCTCAGACTCAACTATGTTAGGACAAGACCTATACTCTTCAATGATTTGGTCTATAATGGCCTTTTGTGCTTTTTTACAGCCATTACAAGGACAAACCCAAGACTTACTCATAATGTTTTTTAAGCCAATCTTGTTCTTTATATTTTGTCATACCGTGACCTATCATATATTCTTTATTTTTTTTGTCATTTTGCATTTTTAATTCTTCATCTGTATGATCTACTATTTCCGTAGCCCAAGATTCATTTTTTATTGGAATAACTTGGGCATAAGGAGTTCCTGCAGGAATTGTTCCATACCAATCTTTCCGTATGTAAAAAGAGATTTGCCCTGCTCCCGTAAGAACATTAGTAGCATCAATAAATCCAGAAACTGTCCTAAAAGGAAGATCATCTCTATTGATAGGATGAACGACAAGAGTTGTATAACCTTCTGGAACCTCACAATACCAGTTTGGTCTCCAGGCGAAGGTATGCTCATTAAATCCAGCAGGTACTGGTAAACCTTCTTCTTTTCCTCTAAATCCAATGAATGGAGCCGAAACATCATTTTTACCCCACTTATCTGAATCATAATCTAATTCAACATTTCCGTGAAAATCACAAGAATGGTCATGTTCTTTAATCACAATATCACAAGGAGTAAACAAATAATAACCAGAAGTAAATACATCCAATAATGCAGGACAAGATTTCCAGGATGGCATTCTGTGAGAAATTGCTTTGCCGTCCAATTCAAAAAAAACAACCATGTATTGGCCGTTGGCATCCTTTTTGTATTTATCTTTATCCATAAACCATTTTGGTATATGGTCTTTTACTGGTGCAGGCCTAAAATTAAATTCATTTTTATTTCCACTGTGTGATGAATGAAATTTTATTATATTATTTTCCATTAAATACCTTTTGTTTTTTTAATTACATCAATAACCATTAATTTCATTCCAAGTGCATTTGTTATGGAAGACTCAATCTCAATAGCCTCAACTGCTTCAATAATTTTATCTTTAACTGATTTAACTATTTTGTGTGTTCCGTTGCACATTGGGTATTCTGTTGAAAAGCCACAAGAGCATGCCATATTATCTCCTTAATTTATTGTTTTAAATAGTCTGTATATTTCCACAGTCTATGATCTGTTTTATTATAATATTTTAATTGTGCAGCAACTGTATTAATATATTCTTCATCAACGCCAGATGAAAATCCAAATTCTGTATGAATAACCATAAAAAGAAAATATTTATTTCCACTTTTAACACTCATACCAGAATGAACAAGGTTTGTTGGCATAAACAAAACACTGCCTGCAGTTGGTTTTAATAAAATATCAGATTCTTTAAAATGAATTTCTCCACCCTCATAATCATCATTTAAGTAAAACAAAACACTCCAGTCCATTGTGTTTCTTTCATCATTAGGATTTATATCAATATGTGCTGGTATATAACCACCAGTATTATATTTTTTTACTAAATAATTTTTAGATACATATTCTAATTTTTTGTTACCAGTTTGTTGGTACCAAACATCTAATACTTCAAGATATCTCTTATGAAAAATATTTACTGTTGACTCTACAATCTTATGCGCTTCATCATCAAATTCAAGATTTGTTCGGGGCCAAACTTTATTAAAATTTGTTTCCAATCTATCCCAATTAAATAATTTTTTCTTTCCGTTTTCCTCATCCCAGTTTTCTCTGTCCCAATCATCCAGATCATTTTCTGTTAAATTTTTAGACTTTTTTACTGGTATGCTTTCATACCAAGGAAGCCATTTTGGGATTACTGAATGTGTTAAAGGATTTTTGTCAAATTCTTCAATATTTTTTATAAAATCTAAAGATTCTGGAAAAGCATCTTCTATATAAATAACATTTCCTGGATAATTTGTAATTTTCATGCTTTATCTCCTATTCTTCTACCATCAATTATAATTCCAGCACGTGGTCCATCCTGAAAAACTTGATGAGAATCTTCTTGATTAAAATAAAATAAATCGCCTGGCTCAAGCAAATACTCTTTATCATTGTTTATAATCCATCTGGAGGTACCAAGTAATTGCCAATAAAGAACATCATTTGGATCATTATGATCTGAAACTGAATGTTTTGTCATTGAAAATCTTAATGCTTGCATATGCCAATAAGAACCGCAATCACATAAACCTCTTGTATTGGCATAATATTTACAACATTTTTCTCCACTATTACCACCATTAACCTTTGTCATAAGTTTACGAACACCTTTAAATTTATCAAATAAATTGTTATCATTAAAAAGAAGATATCCATAGTTAAATAAAACAGATCCTTTAACTATCATGCTAATTTCTTGTCCTTTAATTCTGTCACGTAAAGTTTCATCTTCAACTAAAGATAATTCATACACGTAATTTAAAACATTTTCCCATGTAATATCTGGTTCTTGAAAATTTTTAAAATGCAAAACTTCTTGATTCTGTTTTGCTTTTTGCCAAATTTCGATCATTAAAAAACCACCTCTTTTTTAATTACTATATCAAGTATATCACCCAAAGATTTTTCAGGTAAATCATGAAAATAATAATTTCCGTCATCTTTGACTGACCAGCCACGCCATCCATCACTTTCACACCAGAATGCTGATGCCGTTTTCATAGATTCTGGATCATTAAGAGTACGTTTAATAGAGTTGTACCAATCTACTTCAGCAAAAATTGCCAATCTTAAACTGTCAAATTTAAATAAAAAATTAATAAGTTTGTCCATTGCGTATCAACTCCCATTCTCCAGTTTCTTTTGCAATAAAAACATTTCCAGTTTCTCTATCTATTAACAAATATTTTTCAGGGCAGTTAGTAAAAAGACTAATAACAGTTTGCTGCTCTAATTCTTTAAACTCTACCTGTTTTCTCATTTTATTAAAACTCCAATTAAAAATCCACCAAGCCCAGACAAAAGTGCCACAGGCCAATAATAGGTTTTTCTTAAATAATCTAAGATAATATCTTTAACTACTGAAGTTGGTATTTCTATTTCATACCCGTCAAAATCTGGATCTGCAAATTTATAGGTCTTCATTTATGTTCCTTCATATGTCTATTTAATGTATCATGGGCAAAAATACCCCAGCGCACTTCTATTTCTTTTTTACAGATATTACATATAACAACTTTGTTTGCCATATATTCATTATACAGCAAATTAGCCTTTTTGTAAAATCGGGGTATTTAGAAAATTAATCCTAAAACCAATAACCCTACAAATACAAGCCCAACTCCTACTACAAATCTAATCTTTTTATATTTAGGCCATTCCTCGGTATTCATAGTTTCTCCTATCCCATATACATATAGATAAAATGTTTTTTGCAGACATCAATAATCTCACCATTATCCTTACTTGGTTGAGTAAATTCTGCTTTTGCATCACAATAAAAACATTTCATTTGATCCATTATAGCATCTCACTATTGTTCGTATTGTTCAAATTCTGATACTATTTCTTCAGCCAACTCTCTTGCAATTTTATCTTTATGTTTGGCTTTTAAAGCATCATAAATAATATCAATAATAATGTCGACTTTTGATTCGTGAGATAACATGGTAAACACATTATAGGGCGTTTTTTCTTGGTTCAACTGCCCAAAACTTCTTGGGGTCAGGTAAATGGGCTGGATCAAGAGTTTTAATACCAGCCTTACTATATGCAGCCCTTGCTCCAGGATTGTCGTCTATGGCTACTGTAACGCCTTTTAAGCGTCTTGCAACCTCACCCTTATGCTTGTTACTCTGTTTGTAGTCATAAGGGTTCATAATTAGGCGGGAATAGGAAATACCAGCATTACGCAAAGCCCTAATAGTTTCAGCCCTTTGAGATTCAGGCCTACCAGTAACTATAATCTTAGACCCTTTTAAGGTTTTGATATATTCAATGGTCCTGGCAATAGGTTGAGTGCCATTTCGTAATAATGTATTGTCTATATCTAAAATTATTGACATTTTTATCCTTTATTCTTGGTTTTTGACCAAGATCCTATTTTGCAAATCATTACCTTTTGTCTGAGCATTTCCCCAAATGTAGGGTGCTCAATCATAGAACCAAGATATTCTTCTCCAGTTTCCATATCAATCAATTTCCACTTAGCGGGTGCTCTTGTGTGTATAATTAAATCTATTGGATGGTCATAAGATTCTATTTCGGTGCCATCTTTTAAAATTCTTTTTTTCATTAGTATCATTATACAGCCTTTAAGTTCGGCGGTCAAATTCGGCGGAAAATAGAAATAACAAACCCTCTCATGCTCTAAAAGAGCAATAGGGGTTAGTATGGTCTATATCGCCTATCTGATATACTAAACTTAATATGTTAATATATGACGATAATTTCCTAACAGAAGAAGAGATAGCCAATATAGAGGATATCTTCAATTCTACCTATGAATGGAAATATTGTAATATTTTACATAATATTGATGGGGAAGGCAATATAAAATATTTTACTTCTGATCATGAAGAAAATACACCCAGATATGAGGCTACAAGGTTTATACTAAATAAGATGTTGGACAAACATCAAATAAGCCACGGTAGGGTGAATAGGGTCAAATTCAACATAACCCCAGTATTAGACAAACCTATAGTAACTCATCCCCATACAGATATGATAGAACCACATATGGTATTTTTATACTATGTTAATGATGCCTATGGAGATACACTCATATATGATGGTTTGGAGATAATTCACTCAATATCCCCTAAGCGTGGTGCTGCTATATTGTTTGATGGTGGTCTGCATTCATGGTCTACACCAGATAAGGGTCCAATGAGGCAAGTCATTAATGTTAATTTTATGACTTCTTGATTCCCCCCGATTTTTAATCGTTATAGTTTTTAGGATATAGTTCTTTACAGTGAATACACTCTATGAGGTTTGTATGGTTGTTGTATTGATATTTATGTGAACAAACCTGATCAGTCATGTTTATAGTATATCAGGTCAAATAATACGATAAACTATGTATATGAAAATAGATCCAAAAGATTGTGGTGCATCTGCAAGTCCAGATAAAGGTCATTCACAATCTGAATATGAGAATATAGGGTTTTCTCCATGTGGAAAATATGTTGCTCATAGAAGTAATATGTTATGTGATGTCAGTGATGTAGTTGTAGAGGTTTCCACAGAACCACATAATTGCCAATGTAGGACAGAATATTGTCCATGTGGTGAGTTTTTGTCACATAAAATATCTGAACCATGTACCGCTAAAATATAGTTATCCACAGGTTGTTAGGTTTTTTACTTTAGGGTTGTTAGGTTTTAGGTTGAGAGTTGTTAGGTTTATAGTAAATTAAATATAATTTGTTAGGTTTTAGATCAAAGTTATTTACAGGATTGAATACCTTTGATGACACAGGCTTCAACCCCATCTCCATATCTATGTTCAAACTCTCTACCTACATTCCATAGTTCATCGTCTTGGACAATTAGATATTTGTTAATGGAGTCAGGATTGGTGTCTCCTGCTATTCGTCCAATATGATAGGTTTTGATCAGTTTGTCATTGATATAGATTGGAATGTGTATAGGCATAAAACTATTGTATCGTAAAGTTATCCACAGGTTTATCCACAAATAAATCTTACTGATATTTTTATAGATAGGGTTAAAGTGGAGTAAAGTGGAGGATAGTGGGTGATAGAACATTTTTTATAAGGCGGGTCGTAATGCGGGGCCAAAAATTACTCTATCAAACCAAAATATCCCAAACCATTGTATCGACTTATACCATATATCCGCATATCTGTCAAACCATCATATCAAGGTTTGGGCATTATACATCCAAAATCATGGTTTGTCAAGTATCTTCGTAAAGGAATTTGGATGAAAAATTGCCAAAAGTTTGAATAAATTCGAATTAATCCGAAATAAGTTTTAAAAGGTTTTAAAAAACCAGAAAACCAGAAAATATGGTTTGTTAGTTATCCATAGGGGGATTATAGATAGGTTCGTAATCTTTTTTATATTCCGCCTCAGTTTTATAGAATGCGGGGATGAATGGTTTGATAGGCCACTTAGCAATTGTATATAGCATGCCAGTTAAAACCTTTATGTCTTTATTGAAACCGTCCCAATCTTTAGGTTTCATTTGGCTGAAGTGTCCACGAGTCATGATTACATTATACCCTGGTTTGATAACAACTTCAGGGGTTTCGTAAATTGCGTTCGTAATGTCTTTTAAAAAAGCCCCCGCAAAAATCGGCGGGGACTAGAAGAAGAGATCGTAATACTCCTAGTACAATACATAGAGATACAATCATACACTATGGTTTGAAGGTTTGACAAACCATAAATATTATGATATAAGGTTTGGGGGAAATTTGTTTTGGATCGTAATCCTTTTATAAAAAATAGATAAAATTTTTATCGATCCTAGATTTGGTTTGGAGATAAAAGGTTTGGGATCGTAATCAATTATTCGTAATAACTTGACACAATGGTTTGTGGTTTGATATGTTATCTAGGCGGGCCTGGCTACCCGTTTTTCTTTTTATCGACAAATGCCAAGAGGTCGTTGAGATTATCTATTTCGCCAATTTCTTCTTCTGTAACATCTAACGCAGCAAGAAATAAATTATAGGTTTCGTTGATAAAATCTTCTGCTGTGGGTAGTGGTTCAACAACTCCCGTCGCAATAAACCATGCCAATGGCAAACCGACATCGTTGTAGTCTATAAATGAAGATAGTTCTTCGTCATCTCTAAACTCAAACCAGAATTGCCCTAAAATACCACACTTATCAGCCATGCTTGTAGCCATATGAATCTCCTAAATACTCTCCCATAAGTTTATCATACTCTTCGCTTGCTGTCAAGGCAAGGACATCTAAACGCCGTGCCACAATCACAGGGTGATTTCGAACCAAATGAAAGCCAACAGCCTCCAGATTTAGTCCCATGTCTTCTGTAAGTAATTTAGCAAATCTTCCAGCGTATTGTATTTCTTTTGTGTTCTCAGGTTTTTTCCTAATACTGTAAGCCATAACTCCTCCTATTGGATTGTATCAAAAATTAGAGGGAGGCGCAAGTCGCAAGTTTACTACGCCTCCCGTAGAGGGGACCCAACCCTCTTTTATGATGTGACCGTCGTCACCAAACCGTGGTAACTAATAAAATCATCAATTGAATGCGAACCAGTATCATCCATAACAGTATTGTCAGTTAGGTCGATAAGCACAGGGTGGTCCATGAATCCCAGGTCATTAGGATTGCAAGCATATAGGCCATAACCAGTCTCATTTAGGATATCGTGCTGCAGCAAATAACTAACAGCCATCCTGGTATAGTATGACTCATCACCCTTACGTGGTGCTGCATGCTGCAGCGCTGCTGCCAAGTCCTGGTACATAGAGTCCTCACCCCAATGGCTATATAGGGCCACTGCGAGATCTTCAGATTGTTTGAATACGAATGTACAACGTGCTCCCATTATTGCTCCTCGCTAAAATATTCACCAGTGAAGTCAATTACAACAACTGCAACTCGTCCGTCCTCATTTATTTGTGCATAGACAGGATAAAGACCATCACCATAACCAGTGCTAAAAGCAACTGCACTGTTTCCGCCTAATTGTCCAAACCCCTTACCAAGAGTAGCCTCACAGGCACCAAGGTAGCCATATTCACCTTTCTTGTTGACATGGTCTGCAAAGTTATCTTGTTCAGAATTCCAAGTTTTCCATTCGTCTAAATAACATGGGTCACCAACAATTGCTTGTCCACTGTCTACACCGAACTCGCCAATAAGTTGTAAGTTATCTACTTTTATCATTCTTGCTCCTTTTCCTTATCCATAATAGCAAATGAGAGTTGGTATGTCAAACCGTACAAATAGGACAAAGCGTCTACCTGTCCCTCCCAATATTTGCGTTCCATGGATTCCATTGCGTCAGAATAGTCATTATCTTCTTCAGTCTTTTGGGCTTCTTCCAATTCCCGCTCTGCTTCAAGTAATAATACTTTTAGTTCTCCATGCATGATATCCAAACCAGATATTCCTGCGTCTACTGCTTTTTGAAGATTAGGGGCTAATTCATTGATTGCTTGCATTTTCTTCTTCCTTTTCCATGATTATAGAAATTATATGGGATGTGGCACTGGCTTGTCCACTTACAAAATTATATTCAAAATCTAATTCACCAAATTCTTTACAGTTAGGGTCAAGAGATTCCATTTTATTAGATAATTGCTCTAAATCCTCATTCAAAGACTTTAGGTGTAAACTAAGATAGTTATTTAGATAATCAAGCATTTACTTCATCCATTCTATAGTCGGGTACATGTTCTTTATCTAAATATACCTTATGGATGTCACATTCCGCAACACAGTCAAGGTCTGCTTCACCCATATAATTGCATGCACTGCAGATTTCTCCACAATCATTATCACAGTACTCCATTGTATCTTCTGCGTCACAATCTCTACATTTACTTTCGTAGTCTGTGTTTTCAATAATGACACCTTCTTCCCAAACTACCTCGCCACCCCAACCTGTTTCTTCTTCATAAGATAGGGTAAAGTTTAGAGTTGGATATTGTTCAACCAATTTCTCAATTGCAGGAATAGGTGGTGACCAAGCGGTATTGAAACGGTATGCAAGAGAACTATCAGTCTCATCCATTAGTTCTGTATCACTATATTTCTCATCATCAGATACACCTACATCCCATTTTGTTCCCCAATTACGAACATTCCAATCGTACCAATGGTTACCGTCAAATGTAATTGGTTCGCCTAATTTATGGTCAGGTTGTTTTATATATTCCTCATCAGACACATTATCTTGAATATGATTATAGATATTATGGAAAGCAAACACAGGATTACTATAATGATAATCCTTTACTTCCATTTTACCTGTCTCAGGATTCCAATTGTCATGTTTCTTGACATATGGTCTGTTTAGTATGCGTTTTACATCTGCAATAAGTGCAGAATCACCCTCTATTGCAAGAGAGTTATAACACCAATTTGGCATTATGGGTCCTTTCTGTTGGGTCGTAAATAAATTTTAGCAAAAATGCAGGGGAATGTCAAACAGTCCAATACTTTAAAATAGTAGCCATGGTAAGATGAATAGCACAGTCGCAATCCCCACCATTCATGTTATCTATAAATTCAATATGAGAATAATTATCCTCATAGATCTCTGTAATTAACTCATCAATTGTATAAGGTTTTACTGTTGTATAGGTTTCTTGGGTCATAAATTTAGAATACCACGGAACTGGGAAAAAATCAAGTCCTACGTAATCAAATATTTTAAAAAATACAATGTCCGATTTGTCCGTTTCACCTAGGCGATTTTTTGCAATTTTTATTTTATGATCTGCAAATTGCAAAATAAAAAATTGAGCAGTTTATACACTTACTCAGGTGTTGAAATTACTTACGCAGCAATTTCTAAAACATTGCGAACAACATTTAGCAAACGATTTTTTTCTGCTGTTATTGATGGGTCAAAACCAGAAGCAGCAGCAAGCATTGCCTCAGTATTACCACCACGAGCAGAACGATGCCAATCTAAACGCTCAGTTAGAGCATTGAGTGCGCCCCAAGCATTGCCAGCAATCATGCCATTGAATTCACCTGTGTAAATATCATTGATGGTATCAATTTTATTTGTCCACTTAGTGAGTGCGATTTTCTTATCGCTTTCAGGCTTTGGATAAGCAGCGAGAACAATATCATTGAACTGTTGTGCTGTGATTTCCTTAGCAATCATGGCATGAGCCATCTTGTCGAATTCATCCATGTAAGCATTAGCAAGACCAAGTGCTGTACGAGCAATTTGAACCTTACCATTTGCTGTCTGTGTATGACGAATTTTGAAAGACTGCTTTACGCCATCTTTTTTCTTGATACGACCAAGAGCCATATTTAGAGTGTTAGCGCATACAACACGAACAGGCGTGATGGATGCTTGAATAGCAATAGAGCCATCGTGTGATGTGTTGATGAGCAAATAAGTCTTTACCTTATCCGCAACACCATTTGGGTCAAGAATGGTTTCACGCTCAAGAGCAAGAGAGCCGAATACAACACGACCTCCACGAATTGAGCCAGCCGTTTCCCAACGACCTCCACCATCTAACAATGTGTCACCGAATGAGAATAAATCTTCATTCTGTAAAACATGATAACGCTCACCGACTACACCAAGAACATCGGTCTGTGAGTTATCCGTAGGATTAGTACGAACAACATATTGGTAAGACTTATCTGATGATAAGTGAGATGGAATTTCCATTTCTTCTAATCTAACATTCCAATTATTTAGATTAGCAGCAACAAGCATTTCTGCTGTATTTTTTTCTTCTGTGAAAACTGTGCCTAAGCCATGCCAAGCAGGTTCACGGAAAGATGCGAAAGAAGCAACGCCATTTTGCGTTTCTAATTCATGAGCCATTTTTTGTCCTTTCTGTGGTCATTTATAACAATCTTAGCACAATCAACTGACAAAAGCAAATAGGCTTAGTAAATGTGCATAAATTGGACGTAACGTAAATCACATCTTAAATATTTGACATTTGCAACTTTTGCGGGCTAGGCAATTTAAACCAAGAGGAGCAGTTTACATGGACGTGCTCAGGTCCCTTACAGATCCCTTTAAGAAAGGATGAAAGAGGGATGCTGCATACATTGCAGGGCCTTTCATGAACCCTGCAAATTTTTACAATGTTGTTATGTGGTCCACTTCGATATCTGCATTCACATCATATGAATATGATTCTACATTAACCATTAAGTCGACATCATTGATATCAAAAGATGCTAAATCTTTTAATGGAACGGTCACCATTCCAGTGATTGTTGCAGTTGCTTCGAATTCAACTTCTTTAGTTGGATTAAATCCAAACATGTCGCAAATTTGAGAAACAATCTCTTCTGCATCTGTTTGATTTTCAATCCAGTCTCCAAGAGCGCTTTCTAATGCATAGACTGAACGCTGCAGTGAATCAAAACGCTTTTCTGTTCGTCTTGCCTGGTCCAAGGTCCATTCTAAATCAACAACCTTATCAGTTGGATAGGTAACCTCATCACCATTAATTACTTTATAGGTCACCAATTGATTTGGGTTGTAGTGTACTGGTGCCTGCATTGTTTCTGTTGTTTCCATTATTCAATATCCTTTCCCATGGAATCCATTTCTTTGATAGTATCTATCATCTCATCTAATTGACTTTCTGTCAAGAGGACATGAGTCACGAGAGTAGTTGTCATTGCTGAAAGTGCTGCTGAGTATTGAAATAAAGCATGAGCAAATTCCTCATCTGACATTTCATTTCTTGAGTGATGAACATGCGAAGCAAGAGTCATTATCATTTCATCGTGAACTGCTTCTTGTGTTGCATTTTGTAGTGCGATAGCGGTGCTAATCATTTTGTATCCTTTCTTAGATAATCTAAGCATAGCATTTTTTAAAGAAAAAATCAAATCAAGTACGTAAATAATCTCATATTTTGGACTATGATTTAGATCACACCCCCTAGGCGATTTAGCCCTGCCCCGAAGAGATGAGGCAGGGATAAAAAGTTGTGGCGGGGCAATTGCGATTACACAGTTCAAACCGCCACAAATTTATTAGTGTGTTTTTACCATAGCAAAGCGTTGCTGACCATTTGCCAAACGAAGCATTACTTTAGTTACATTGCGAGTTTGTGGGACAAACTTTTCAATGCGACCTGTGATACCTGTTTTGCTTGTAGTGAATAGATCACCAATTTGATAAGTATAACCGCCAAGTGTCATTTGTTTTACCTTTCTATTTGTTTTGGGTCTTTATTCAATTTTACTATTTTTTTGAGATTTGTCAAGTGGGATTTATGGTAGTCAGTAGCCCTCGCCTACCCACCTGACTTTCTCTATCTAATTATAGATAACGAGCAATAGCATTGTAAGTTGAGGTGCTTACAACTTCCTCATCTGTCATCTTGAGAATACGAATTGCGTTCTCAATTTCCTCTTTCATCTCACGATAAGAGTGAATAGATAGTTGCTCAAAGTCCCGTTCTGGTTCTTCTGGTAACTCTGACTTAGTTACAGTTAGGTCAAAGTCAATGTTCAGGACATTATTCCATGAACGATAGTTGGTGCGGAAGTTTTGAGCCTTCTTGATGTTTTGGACAGCAAAATCAGTAAGAGCCTTCTGATACTTTTCATAAGCCTTCTGATACTTTGCTTCATTTACTTCTTGATTAGCATAACTCTTATTTAGTTCTGCCAATTTATCTTCTAAAGCCTTGATAACTTTAGTTGTAGCGATTTTTACATTTATCGCTTTTCCGTTTCTTGCCATTTTTTTCCTTTCTTATGGGTTTTGGGTCTTAGTCTATCGTAGCATTTCTACGAAAGAAAATCAAGTGAGCAGTTTAGCCTTCACATGCTCAGGTGAGGTTGGCGGTGAATTATTACGCCAAGATTATTACTTTGCTGTCCAAGTTGTCCAGCGTGGTGTGCCATTTACATCAAGTTTGACACGAACGGAACTTCCGTCTGAGTTTGGCTTGATTTCTGTAATTGTTCCTGTGACCTTTGACTTCTGTGAAGTGTAGAGGTCGCCCACCTTGTATGTTGCTGTGGCTACTGCCATTTTATTTCCTTTCTATCGGTTGTATTTATTATTATTTCATTTATTTTTGGGTTTGTCAAGTTATTTTTGACATTTTCTCATATTTTGAGATTTTTATTGGTGTGATTTGGGTCACTTTATAGGGGCTGAAAACATAGCATAAATAAATAACGCCGTAAGTAATAGTATTATTAGTTTTGCCATTTTTCACCTTTTCTTTGCTGAGAATACTATATCAGATTTCTCGTCAATACACAAGCCACACGACACGCAAGCACTACCTGCCTGTGAGATTAGAGGTATTTGCTTTCTATTCTCAGGACACTTAGCACCTACTTTGCCTATCATTGCTTTTAGATCTGCCTGCCCAATTGCGAAGGTATCCGCAAGGTATGCTAATCTAATTCCATTATCTTTATTTAGCCTAATAGCCGTTTCAGTATTATCTTTATCAGTAGAGTAATAGAGGCTAAGGTTTTCTATACCCTGCAGAATTTCTGCTGCG